TGTCGGCTTGAGCGTTCTCGCCAGTGGGCGATTAGGTGTTTGCATGAGGCAAGTAGGTATACAAACAATTGTTTTATTACGTTGACGTATAACGATGAGAATTTGCCGGCAGACCAGAGTTTGCATTATGATCATTTTCAGAAGTTCATGAAGCGCCTTCGTAAGGCGCATAGAGGCATTGACCCTGTGGAGGGTCAGTATCCGATTCGTTTTTATATGGCAGGAGAATATGGCGAAAATTTTGGCAGACCTCACTTCCATGCCTGCGTTTTCAACTTCGATTTTTCGGATAAGAAACTTTGGAAGCGGACGGATGTTGGCAGTAGAATTTTTAGATCCGAACAGCTTGAAAAGCTGTGGCCTTTTGGTTATTCCTCCCTCGGAGAGGTCAACTTTCAATCGGCTGCGTACGTTGCCCGTTACATAATGAAAAAGATTAACGGTAAGCAACAGGCCGAGCATTATGAATGGGTTGACCCGGATACTGGGGAGGTTTCGCAGCGTAGACCTGAGTTTAATAAGATGAGTTTGAAGCCAGGCATTGGGTATGACTGGTATAAAGAATTTAAGGATGACGTTTACCCACATGATTTTGTTGTGGTTAACGGCAGAAAGGTTCGGCCACCTCGCTTTTACGACAAAAAGTACAAGGCCGAAGACCCTATCAGTTTTGAATGGATAGAGTTTGAGCGAGAAAAGAGAGCTCGAGACAAGTATGAGGATAATACTGTTGAGAGATTGGCAGCAAAGGAAAAGGTGGCGAAAGCCAGACTTTCCTTGCTTAAACGTAGTTTGACGTGAGGAAATTATATGAAGATGTTAGTATGTACTATCAGAGATAGGGCTGCAGAGTGTTATGGTCGCCCGTTTTTTTTACCTGCTACTGGAGTTGCTATACGTAGCTTTCAGGATGAAGTCAATCGTAATGCGCCCGATAATCAGATGTATGCGCATCCAGATGATTTCGATTTGTACGAACTTGGCATTTTTGATGATTTTGACGGTAAATTTGCTTTACATGAGGCTCCGAAGCTGTTAGCGTTAGGCAAACAGGTTAAGAGTCGTACCTAAATACAAGGGGGGTGATCTGAAAAGATCGCCCCGCAACAAGGAGCTAAACGATGATGCATCGTAATAAGTCTGTAAATGTCCATCAGTTCGCTATGATTCCGCGAGCTGATATTCCTCGGTCTAAGTTTGATTCACAGAAGTCGTATAAAACGACGTTTGATTCGGGATATCTTGTTCCTGTATACGTGGATGAAGTTCTTCCCGGAGATACGATTAATTTACAGATGACGGCGTTTGCCCGGTTGGCTACGCCATTGTTTCCAATTATGGATAATATGCATCTTGATTCGTTTTTCTTTTTTGTTCCAAATCGTTTGATTTGGCAGAACTGGCAGAAGTTTATGGGTGAGCGTTATCCAGACCCTGACAGTTCGATAGATTACACAGTGCCGGAGATGACTAGCCCGGCCGGTGGTTATGCAGTTAATTCATTGCAGGATTACATGGGACTGCCTACGGCAGGCCAGATTACAGGTTCTAATACAGTTACGCATTGTGCATTTTGGACTCGTGCGTATAACTTAATTTGGAATGAGTGGTTTAGAGATCAGAATTTACAAGATTCTGCTGTTGTTGATATTGATGATGGTCCGGATAATCCTGCTGATTATGTGTTACGTCGTCGCGGTAAGCGACACGATTATTTTACTAGTGCTTTGCCTTGGCCGCAGAAAGGCGATGCGGTTACGTTACCGTTAGGTCAAAGTGCCCCTATTCATACAGCTGGTGGTAATGGTGTTCCTATTTCTGTTTATTCTGATGGAGCTGCAGCTCAGCGAAATCTTATAGGTGGATCACCTGATATTGTTGTGCGTGGAACTACTGTTACCGCGGGTTCTGAGCCGTTGTATGCAGATCTTAGTGCAGCTACGGCTTCGACTATTAATCAATTACGGCAGTCGTTCCAGATTCAGAAGCTGCTAGAAAGGGATGCTCGTGGTGGTACTCGTTACACTGAAATTATCCGTTCGCATTTTGGAGTTGTCAGCCCTGACGCTCGTTTGCAGCGCCCTGAATATCTTGGTGGTGGTAGCACTCCCGTATCTATTAATCCCGTTGCCCAAACTAGCGCCACAGGGCTTACTGAGGATACTAGTCCTCAGGGCAATTTGGCCGCTTTTGGCACGGCTCTCGCGTACAATCACGGATTTACGTACAATGCTACTGAGCACGGGGTGCTTATAGGTTTAGTGTCGGTTCGTGCTGATTTGACTTATCAGCAGGGCCTTCCACGTATGTGGTCAAGGTCTACACGTTATGATTTTTATTTTCCTGCGTTTGCCACACTTGGTGAGCAGGCAGTGCTTAATAAAGAGATTTATTGCACTGGAACAGCTACTGATGACGAAGTATTCGGTTATCAGGAGCGTTGGGCTGAGTATCGTTACAAGCCTAGCCAGATAACAGGGTATTTTCGTTCAACGGCAGCGGGTACTTTAGATGCATGGCATTTGGCCCAAGACTTTGGGACTCTGCCTCAATTGAATGATGAATTTATTGAAGATACTCCACCTGTTGATCGAGTTGTTGCCATTGGTGAGCAAGCTAACGGAAAGCAGTTCTTATTTGATGCGTTTTTTAATGTTAGACAGGCACGGCCTATGCCGTTGTATTCAGTGCCTGGATTGATTGATCATTTCTAATGGATCCGGCCACTATGGCGGCTTCGGCCGCAGCTGTTGCGAGCTTTATCGGAGGCGAGCGGCGCAATCGAGCGCAAGAGGAGCTATCTAATGCACAGATGGCTTTTCAGCGCGAGATGTCTGATACTGCGTATCAGCGACAAGTTGCGGATTTGAAAGCTGCGGGTATTAACCCTATGTTGGCATCTAAGTTAGGCGGTGCTTCTACTCCGATGGGTTCGCAGGCGATATTGCAGGATACCATTGGTCCTGCAGTTCAACAGTTTAATCAGACGCGATTGGCTTCTGCGCAAGAAGCGCAATATGAAGCCCAGACAGGGCTCACTAACACTCAGGTTAAGCAGGTTGAAGCTGCCACCGATAAGATTCGTGAAGAGATTCAGAATATTCCTTTAGAGGGAAATCGGTTGAAACAGCTTATTTTTTTAATGAGCGAACAGGAAAGTTTGTATAGAGCTCAAGGATATGAGGCGCTTGAGCGGATAAGGATGCATCAGCAGACGATCAAGAAATTGGTAGAAGAGACCAAGGTTATTGCCGCAGAAGCAAGCGCTATTGATAGTTTGAACAATTTGGGCCGGGAGTATGGCCAGTTGAAGCCACTTATAGACACCGTTATCGGTGTTATGAAAGGATTAAAGTGAGTCGTGTTAAGAATCCTATTACCTACGATCCTGATCAGAATAGTGATCGTGCCAAGCTTATTTTTAGTCGTCCTAGTAGGACTAAGCAGTCTTTTCGAGATGAGTGCGATATCAATAATATTTTGCGTAAGTTTAATGTTACTGGCCAGCTACCTGTTGGTAGCGTTCAGCCTCAATATGGTGATTTTAGTGGGATTACTGATTATCAGTCTGCCCTTAATGCAGTGATGGCAGCTCAAGACTCTTTTCTTGCTCTGCCAGCCAAGATAAGGGCAAAGTTTGATAATGATCCTGCTCTTTTTGTTGAATTTGTTTCAGATGAGGCTAATAAGGACGAGATGAAGGCATTGGGCCTTCTTCGTGAAGAGACCGCTTTGGCGGTCGTTACGTCACCTAGCGAGCCCGTTTCGGGCGAGCCTGCACAGTGATCTACTTGATGTAACTGTGCTAGGTGACACCAAAAGGAGAAAAAATATGATGCGTCGTAGACCAATTAATAAATATAAAGCCGCTAAGAAGTTTCGTAGGGGTTCTATGCGGACGAAGTCCGCCAATATGCGTAGTAACCCTATGCGCGGCGGATGGCGACTGTAACGTGCCCTGTTTCCACCCGTTATCGGCGTGGAAAACGGCAGCAGGGGACGTTGTTTTCTATGAGAGCGCCAGGCACGACATCGTGCGCAGCCTCACGCTGCCATGCGGTCAGTGCGTAGGTTGTCGGCTTGAGCGTTCTCGCCAGTGGGCGATTAGGTGTTTGCATGAGGCAAGTAGGTATACAAACAATTGTTTTATTACGTTGACGTATAACGATGAGAATTTGCCGGCAGACCAGAGTT